CATCAACTTTGAAGATGCAGGTTATTCTATAGACGCTACTACAGGATTGGCTACTGAAGCCGGAGGGACTCCTTCTGCCTACAAATATGACTTAAGAGGTACTTCTACTTTCGAGCAGAACCTTCAAACGTCTAGAGAGAACGGAACTACTTTTGTAGAGCAAACTCTTACAGTTTCATTAAAGAAACAAGATTCAACTACAAATAAAGAAGTTAAATTATTAGCTTACGGACGTCCAAAAGTCTTAGTAGAAGACAATAACGGAAACGTGTTTGTAATGGGTCACGAGTACGGAGCAGAGCTTACTACAGCAGCTACATCAAGTGGAGCGGCAATGGGAGACAAATCAGGATACGAAATGACTTTCGTAGCATCTGAAAAGATCTTAGCACCTTTCACCACTGAAACATTATCAACTGCTTACTCAATCGTAGTAGGTAGCTAGTAATTAGTAAATTAACAATAAAACGGACCTTATATTAAGTTATAGGGTCTTTTTTTTGCTTTATACCTATACAATTGCTATACATACTGCGTTATATTCGATTAATTACCTGATATACAAAACAAAAAGCACTAAATACTGTTTTTAAATAAAGTTAATCATGCACTATATAGACAGTAATACAGACTTAAATAACCCTATCACTCTATACTTAAACACTAGAGTAGATAGTACTGTTTTAGTGGACGTAGAATTGTATTCAGAAAACGAAAATAAGCTTATATATACAGGTTCAGGATTAAGCTTAACTGAAGGAGGGTACTTTCAAGAAATAACAATTCCCTTTCAAGATAATCTAGTAGATAAAAAAACCTACACAATACTATTGTCATCAGGAGGTGTAAATGTATATCAGTCTAAAATATACATAGACTCTACTAAAGACTTTACTTTAGATACTACTGTAATGACTACAGGGAGCTATCAGTCAAATAATACTAATAACGAATTTACAATTATATAAATATGAATTTTATTAATCTATCAGGCTATGAAATGCCTAAGGCAATAGAAGGAAAAAGAAGAGAGTGGGTTGCTTATGGTGAAGACAATAACTATTATTCTTTCCTTATAGACTCTTATTTACAGTCAGCTACTAATAATGCTGCTATTCGTTCTATATCTGACAATATATACGGAGAAGGTATATGTATAGAAGGATTAGATAAGTCATCTAATGAGGTTAAGGAGCTTAGAAAGTTTATTAATCACAGAGACTTAAAGAAGATTATACAAGAGCGTAAAATGCTAGGACAGGCTGCAATGCAGGTTATCTACTCTAAGGCAGGTAATGACCGTAAAGTAGTTAAGGTTAAGCATTTTCCTATACACACTCTAAGACCTGAGAAAATGGATGGTGAAGGCATTATATCAGCTTATTACTACCACCCTAATTGGAGTGAAAAGAAAAGAAGCGATACGTTAAAAAAAATACCTACATTTGGTAACTCTACTGAGAAAATTGAATTATATATCTTAAAACCTTATATGTCAGGTTACGACTACTTTAGTCCTGTAGACTATTCAGGAGCTTTACCTTACTGTGAGATTGAAAGTGAAGTCTCAGACTACTTACTAAATGAAACTAAAAACTCTTTTAGTGGAACTAAGGTTATTAACTTTAATAACGGAATCCCTGACGTAGAGCAAAGAGACGCTATAACTAGAGACGTTAAATCTAAACTTACAGGATCTAGAGGTCAAAAGGTAATAGTAGCGTTTAATGAAGATAAAGAGTCGGCTACAACTGTAGAAGATATATCTTTAACTGATGCACCTGCTCACTATGAATATTTAGCTAATGAAGCTATGCATAAGATTTTAGTAGGTCACAGGGTTACATCACCGATGCTTTTAGGTATTAAAGACTCAGGTAATGGACTAGCTTCTAATGCTGATGAGATTAAAAACGCTTCTCAATTATTTCATTCTACAGTTATAAATAACTATCAAGGTGAGTTAATAGACGCTCTTACTGAAATTATGGAGCTTAACGGTGAGGTCCCTGAGTTGTATTTCATTACATCACAGCCTATAGAATTTACTGAAGAGAATCAAGAGAAAGAAGATAAAGAGTACAAAGAAGGTAAAGAAGCTCCTGTAGATCAAGAAGATGCTGAGAAAGAAGATGACACAAAGTTATCGTCTCACGAAGGATTAACAGTGGACCCTAAATTTATTAAGGACGCATTAGAATTATATAAAGCCTCTAAATAGTATGTGTAAAAGTGTAAACGGAATAGCAGACCTTCATATATACCTCGAACGTATAGGTGAAGATGTAAACGAGAACGAGTGGGCCGTAGCTGACGCTAGGGTCGATTTAGATGAAACTGAAGATGAAGATATAGAAGCTATGTTAAACACTACTTTAAGCGTCTCTCTGAGCCTTAAAGGTGACACTAGACAGCAGGATAGTATTCAAGACACTAAGTTTATTAAAGTTCGTTACCGGTACGCTAAGAAAACTAAAAGTCATGGCTCAAGTGGATCTAAGTCTAGAGATTTCTGTAGATTGGTCCATAGATCAAAAAAAGTATATAGGAAAGAGGATATACTTAAAATGCAGCAAGATGGAGTAAATTCTAAAATGGGACATAATAATCAGTCCTATAGCATTTGGCTACATAAAGGCGGTGTTAACTGCTATGATGTGTGGGAGAGAGTTATATATATTAAAAAAACAAAGAAAGATGGTAACCCTTACGGAGGTGGAGCTTTAACAGGGACATATAAAAGCACTGTAGGTCAAGCTAAGAAAAAAGGTTTTGATCCACAAGGTAGAAAACAAAAAAATAATAAAAGAGTAGCTGAGGCTCAGATAGATCGTTCTGATAAAGGACATCATCCTAGCTACGTTAAACCAAAAAGAAAATAAAATGGCACAAGCTTTATTCATAAGCAAAGACGACTTAATACGTCAGACAGCTTTATCAGGTAATTTAGATTTCGATAAGATAGTTCACTTTATTAAAATCGCTCAGGATATTCATATACATCAACTACTAGGATCTAGGTTATACAATAGACTACAGTCAGATATACTAGGAGGCACTCTAAGCGGTGACTATGAGACTTTGGTAATGGACTATATAAAACCTATTTTAACTCAATACAGCTTCTTAGAATACTTACCCTTTAGTCAATACACTATATCTAATAAAGGAGTGTTTAAAAGTAGGTCAGAGAATTCAGATTCTACAGATGCTAAGGATATTAAAGATATGAAAGACGCAGCTAGAAACACTGCAGAGAGCTACGCTAATAGAATGGTAGACTTTTTACATCATAATAACGATAAATATCCTGAGTATTTGACTAATAACAATGAAGAGGTAAGCCCTAAGAAAACTATTAACTTTGGTAATTGGCATATATAACAAGGAGTTATGAGTACTAGCAACGAAATACAAGATTTTAAAATAACTAGGATGCAGAATGAGATTGAGTTCTTTAAGCAAACCACAGAACAGTCTCTAGTTAGGAATGGTAAGCAACTAGATAGAATCATATCTATATTAGAAGATGACGACTCTATAAATAAAAAAGGATTGGTTACTAAGGTTAACGAGATGCAGTCTAAGATATATAGCTTAAGAAACTTCTTAAACGCCTATAAGTTAGCTGTAGCAATGATCGCAGGTTTATTTACAGCTATAGGAGCAGCTATTGCAACCTATTTAAATATTAAAAAGATATAATGAGACTTACTAAAAACTTTACCAAAAGAGAATTTAAAAGTAAAGATGGTTCTAAGATGTCTATAGAGATACTAGAGAACGTAAAAGAATTAGCTTGTAATTTACAAGTATTAAGAGACTTCTTGGGTGAACCCTTAAGAATAAACTCAGCATATAGATCAGAAGCTCATAATCAGGCTGTAGGTGGGTCATCTAGATCACAGCATTTACTAGGTAAAGCTAGTGACCTGAGAGTCAGAGAATTAGATAGTGAAGATTTATATCACATTATAGAAGCTCTTATATCTGAGGGTAAGATGAAAGAAGGAGGACTCGGTCTTTATAATTCTTTTGTTCATTACGACATCAGAGGCACTAGAGCTAGGTGGAACTTTAAAAAATAATATTATGAGTGATAATCCAAAATTAAGAAAAAACGGAGGTAAAGGAACTGCCACAGGAAACTTCTTGAGATCTATAAACTTCTCTAAGGTAGCTGAGGTTGTAGGTAGCTTAGTAACAGGTGATATAAAATCTGCTATAGAAGTAGTATCTAATAAAGATAACGGAATGACTGATGCAGAGAGAGCATACGCTTTACAGGTAATGCAGTTAGATGCTGAAGAGATGAAGGGCGTATCGCAAAGATGGTCCTCAGATATGACTAGCGACTCATGGCTATCAAAAAACGTTAGACCTCTAAGTCTTATATTTCTTACTGTAACTACTGTAGCTCTTATCTACTTAGACTTCTACGATTCTAGTATAGAAGTTCCCTCAGAATGGATTGAGCTGCTTAAGTCTCTTTTACTAGGTGTATATATATCTTATTTTGGATCCCGCGGCCTAGAGAAATACAAGTCTATATCTAGATAGTTAGTCTATTGTTAAACAGTAACTAAAATATTGTTTTTAAATAAAGAACCCTACTAACTAATTTTTACGCCCTCCGACATTTAAGGGGTTTTATTCGGGGGGCTTTTTTTTACATCATGGCTAAAAAGAAGACGCTTAAATATTGGAAAACTAAGATAGATAAACCGTTTCACGAATACATAAGACGTAGAGATGCTGATAATGATTCAGGATACTGTCAGTGTATTTCTTGTGATAAGCCTATTCACTTCACAGAGTCGGATGCCGGACATTTTATATCTAGAGGTAAGCTAGCTACTAGATGGGATGAGCGTAATGTAAATGCACAGTGTCGTAAGTGCAATCGTTTTGAATATGGTAGACAGTTTGAGTACTCATTAAAGATAGGTACTGAATTAGCAGAGCAATTACTACAAGAATCTAGAGCTGTATTTAAATTAATGGAGCATGAATATCAAGAAATCTTTGAAACTTACAGAGATAAATTAAAGGAGTTAAAAGACATGCAAAACTTTTAAAAAGTGGCACTCTCTCTTTTTTTTCAGAGTGACAAAAAAACGTAAAATTTAACTGATTATCAGCACTTTACAAAAATAAAAAAACAAAGCTTAAAGAAGCTTAATATTTCTACTTTAAATTACACTACTTTATAGTTATTTATACAACTCCTAAACAACTCTTTTTTTATAATATATATCTAAATAAGCTACTTGTCTTGTATAGCTATCTAAGATAGCCTTAACTATTTATCTATATATCTTCACTCAATAAAACACTTTTTAACTTTATCGTTATAAGTGTATAGCGAATCACAATAAAACACTATTACAATACAAAATAAAACGCTTTTATAAAACTTCGTTATAATAATATAGAATAATTAATAACAACTTAAAACCCTTAAAAATGAGAACACTTAAACAACAAGCAATTGAATTGATTAACGACATGTATATAGATAGAATGAAAGGTCTATATACAAGCGAAGTTAGACTTCTAGAGTTAAACATTAAAATAGATAGACTAGACGTAGGAGGTCTTAAAGCTATAAGAGACTCGCATCTAGAACATGCTGAGGTCCTAGAATACATTTTAAAAGCACTAAAATAAAACGGAATTAAATAAACTCGTTATAATAACATGAAAACAAATAAAAAGAAATTAAAAAGGCTAGAATCTACTCTCAAAGACGTTATCGTGTTTATGTTTTTTGTAAGAATTATAATAGATATAATAGCCTAGTTCGAGTGATGTCCGGACGTATTAAAGGGGGGTTAATCACCCCCTGATAATAAAATAAGTTATAAAAAGCTTGCATAATAAAAATAATTTTCGTATCATTGCATTAAATAATAACAAAATGAAACAAAACATAAAAACCTCATGGTCTAATAAAGACCTTAAATCACTAACTAAAAGAACTAATCACAGGTATATCTATGATGGTTATGAATACACATGGGAGCACAAGCTGTCAGGCACGTGGTCTAAGCACTGTATTAAGCTATTTAAGGACGTTAAAAACCTTAAAGAGTATATGGCGTTTAACATAGCTAATTGGACCTTAGAACTAACTAAAAGAAATGAAGATGAATCTAAGTTAGAAGCTAGGATTGAAATGGCTAAGGTAAACATGATAGATAGAGAACTTAAAGCTGTTGTTAAAATAAGCAACAAAAGATATAAGGCTATAAAGAAAGTAGAGTTAATACTAGAAGTAAGAGAAGAGCTAGACAACGCTACAATAGCTAAGGCTTTGGGTCTTTCTAAAAGAACTTTTTACAGATATATAAACAAAATAAACAATAAAAGATATGAGTAATTATCAGTCAGAACTAATATTCGACCTAGTAAGTCACAGGTTATTTAACAACGTAGGATACAGTAAGTTAAATGAAGATCAGAAAGAAGTAGTTAAACTAGAAGTGTTAAAACACAAGTTAATTTAAAATAAGTTATAAAAAGTTTGCATATATCATTTATATTTCGTATGTTTGCAACTCAATAATTAAACCCTTAAAAAATGTTATCACCAAAACAATTAAAAGAAAGAGCTTTAAACAAGATAGAAGCTAAACTATTTTTTGCTATTAAAAATAAGCAAGAGAATGTATTAAAACAAGATGGAGTAATACCATCTAAAATGGATCACGATGCATTGGTTAATATGTCTTATGCTATAGATAGAGAGGTAGATGTACTTTATTTTATTAAAGATGCCATTGATTCCTACACCTATAACAGTAAAGATGACTCTCAGCTAGACTTAGAAGACTTAATAGAACAAATGACTAAAAGAAAATAATAACAATTAAAACCCTTAAAAAT